TGGTGGTTGGTGGTGTGGTGGTGTTTGGTGGTGTGGTTGGTGGTTGGGTGGTGTTGGTTTTCGGCGTGTCGTGTTCTGGTTTTCGCTATAATTGTTTTATCAACCAAGGAAGAAAGGATATTATAATGAACATGGCAACCACTTCGCTCTCTGGGTTCATTCCCGTCGTTCCTCCGTCCGCGGAGTCCTCTTCGTCGCGGTGTCGGCGGTGTCATCGTCATTACTATGCCGACGTCTTCGGTGTTGCCTATGGTTTCCCTTCCAAGGGGGATCGTGATGCCTTCGTGGCCTGCACTCCTCCTGCGAGGGTGCTTGACGGCCATAAGTTGAATGTTCATGGCGAGATTTCCCGGTATCGCTTTGTGGTGGTGTGCCGGTCGTCTGACCATGCCGTGCGGTTGTACCGGCAGTTCTTGGAAGCTCTTGTCCGTTGAACACACTATGGAAAGGAATCTGTCATGACGAATCTTGTTCCGTTTGATGATGGCGTTTTCGACTCCCCGGCCATTCGCCGGTGCATGAAAGGCTATATGCGTCGTCTGAACCTGGGTCGTTTTGATTCCGGTGGCGACTTCCAATTGGCCTGTCAGGCCACGTCGCTGATCTCCAGGGCGGTGCTTGACAAGGGGTATGGTGGTGGCGAGTTTGTGCGGTATGCGGTGCTTGCCGCTGTGGATATCTGCGCTGTGCTCCCCCCCTATCCCACTGTTCGTCAGGTGTGTGACCGCTTGTATGATGTGGTGCTGCTTGATGGCTCTCTGGATCGCATGGCTTTGATGGGTTGGGTGGCGTGTGTCATTGCGGTGGGCGGCAGTGAGTTCGATGTGCGGTGCATGTTGGAGTCCTGTGGTGCCGAGACCCGTGTGGCGTCCCGTATGGCGTTTTGCATGTCTGGTGTTGATGAGCGTCGGTTCTCGTCGGAGGATTGGATGTCCATGGAACGCGACTCGCCGTCTTGCAAGACTGCTGTATTTGATTTATAATGGTATTGTCCATTAATCCAGGAAAGGGGTTTATTATGGTAGCTCCATTGCAGAAGCGTCAGCCCATCGTGCGTTCCGTGTATTACGCCATCGTCCATGCGATTGTGGTGCGGCCGGATGGCAGCATCGACAAGGAGGATGTGCGTGTGGACGGCCGTCGCAATTCGGTTAGCGCGTATTTCGAGGAGGCGCGTCGCATCAACAAGCGTTGTGTCCCCCAGACGCTCTCCGTCTACAAGGAGACCGGCATCATGGAGGTGGAGCAGTTCGTGGAGCTTGCCCGCCGCTATTCGAGGACGGAGGTGCATGAGTTGAACACAGAATGACGACACGCCGAATTTGACTTAATCAAAAAAATCAGTAATATAGAAAATGTCTTCAAGAGAAGACGGAAACCAAAGAAACAGAAAGGTGATCAACATGACGAACGAAATCGCACTCGCACAGGAACCGCAGAACACCGGCGCCATCCGGGCGTTCATCGACACCTCGACCGAAGAGGGACAGGTCGCCCTGTACACCGCCATCAACAACGCGGAACCGCTGAACGAACACCTCGGCGAACCCCTCGCGATCAAGAGCGTGGTGTCCCAGAAGGTCGCCATGACCGACGACAACACCGGGGAGGTACGCGACGCCATCCGCACCATCTTCGTCACCGCGGACAACAGCGCCTACTCGGCCACCTCCGATTCCATCGCCTCGTCGGTGAACACCATGTTCGGCATCTTCGGCACCCCCGACACCTGGAAGGGCCCGAAGACCATCGTGGTCAACGAGCGCCGCTCCCGCAAGGGCAACCGCTACTACGCGATGGAGATCCTCCCCGCGAAGTAGACAGACCGGACAGAACGGGGTATACTGGCAGCCACCTAGGGTTCTTTCCCCTGTTCTTACCTAGGTTCGTCCGATAGGGAGGCAGACCGAATCTGCCTCCCTATATTCTTACCAAGGGGGCACCCAATGAAGCAGCAACCATCCGGCAAGAAACGCCGTGCGGCACGTCGCCGCAGGGAATCCGAGGCAAGGAAGGCCCAGGTCAGGGCGCGCAGCGCCCAGGTGCACCAACAGCTCGTGCATGACCTGGAACACCATGTCGATGTCAACCATCTCTCCCTCAAGAACATCACCATGCTCACACCATCCCAGCGCGCCGACCTGGAACAGGCCGTCATCCGCGCGTCCGAGCGCCGCGCGGACGCCATGGCGTCCCGGCGTGCCGAACGCAAGGCGGAGCATGACAGGCGCGTGCGCGCCATGCTCACCCCCTCCCCCAGGGTGAACCGGAACACCATATACATGGCCTCCAGGCAACTCACCGACGAGTCGGTGATCCATTCCATGCCGCCAAGGCAGGCCCGTCTCGCCCGCAACGCCAACAACAGGATCCTCGCCGCCCGGCAGCGTGTCAACGACGCCGCGAACGGGAGGTTGATGACCGTCGACGCCCTCGACGCCATGGTGGCGTCGAAGATCCTCGGCTCGGGACAGGACGATGCCGTGGCGTTCGGCCCCAGCGCCGAGGAAAGCTCGCTGCGCAGCGCCGCGAGGGGCATCACCGCCGCGAGGCGCCGCATGGAATCCGGCTCCATGAGCGAATCCACGTACAACATCTACCTGGCGAGCATGGCCCGCAAGGCCGGCATGTCCGTCTCCGGCGTGGGCGGCGCGTCACAGCGGGCGCGGATGCACCAGCTCGCACAGGAGGGGTACAGCGAGGAGCAGGCGCGCAGGATATTCCGATCCGAGAAGGCCCTGCGCAAACGCGGGCGCAAAGGCCCCGGGAGCCTGTCGAAATCGGAGCGGCGCGCCATGAGGGACGCGAAGGCCGTGGAACGGATGCGCGCACCCGGCATGTCCACGGAGCAGACCAGGGCGCTGCTCCGGGCGCTCGACCTGCTGGGATACCGGCAGTGGTACGGGAACCTCACCGCCGCACAGCGTGACTACCTGCACCGCAACACCCAATTCGTCGCCGATGTCATGTCGGCGATAGACTCGCCGCCGAAATCCCGCCGCGCCAGCGGGGCGGACGGCATCGCCTCCATGGGGGTGCTCTCCCAGCTCATAGGCGACGCCTCCATCCATGCGGCCGAGAAGATGCTGTCACTTGCCGGACTGGGATAGCGGGAACACATCCAAAGGAACAAGGGGTTGACATGACGACGACACAGACGGTGCTCTACCATGACGGGGAGCTCATATGGCTGCAGGGGGAACGCACGCACGTGTCCTCCATAAGCGAACTCATCCGGGCATTGCCCTACGATGACTGCCCGGCCACGGTATGGTGCGGCGGACAGCCCGACCTCCTGGACATCCTCGGCATGATGCTCGCCGGCCATCCGTGGAACCCGGACGCCTCCCGGCTGCGTCTGGGCGAATGCACGGGATACATCTCGGCCGACCACACCATCCTGTCGTTGGCCGCCAGGCTCGACAGGAGGAACCGCATACGGTTCCTCGACATCACCAGATACTGCGAATACGGGGGGAACGCGGTCGAGGCCGCACGGACGCTCCACGACCTGCAGGTCACATCCCCCACCCCCGGTTCCGCCGCCGTCGCGCAGACCATACCGCGAAAGCACATGGAACGGTTCGCGCGAACCTATCCGGCCCCCGACGGGTTCGCCGGGCGGCTGGTGTCGCAGGCATGCCGGGGTGGACTGGTATGGCTCGACAGGCCGGGGACATACCATGATGTCATCGACCTCGACGTGAACAGCATGTATCCGAGCATACTGGCATCCTGCCGGCTCCCCTGCGGCACGCCGACCGAGGTGGATTCCCCGGAGGACATGCGCGACGACCAGTGGGGCGTGTTCGAGGTGGACATCATGGGCGTGGAACGGCCGGGCATGCCCCATTGGCTCACCAGACGGTCGGACGGCAGGCGAGGCAGGGAGACGCCGATCGCATGCGACAACGGCTTCGCCTCCATGACGCTCACCAGCGATGACATCGAGGCGGTGCGCCTGTCCTGCGACGCCGAGCTCATCGTGCATGGCGGTGTCGCGTTCGACACGTGCACCCCCTTCTTCGCCTCCTCGACGGCGAAACTCGGCTGGCTCAAGGACATGGCCCCCCACCCGGTCAAGGGGGTGTACAAGACGCTGCTCAACGCGTTCGTCGGAAAGTTCGCGCAGGCGCAACACCGGAACGCGGACATATCGGTGATACCAAGCCTCGACGACCGGGGGCGTGTCATATTCCACACCGTCCGCGGCGACGGTGCCGGCCATGGCGGATCCACGAGCGTGCGGTACACCCCGTTGGCGGCGGCGGTGTGGGGCAAGGCCCGGCTGCGGCTCCTCAGGGACATCGCGCGGGTGCGTGACGCCGGCGGCGAGGTGCTCTACTGCAACACCGACGGGTTCATGGTGCGCGGGCTGGACGCCGGACGGCTGCGCGGCATCCTGCCCATGGGCACCGGCCAGGGCGAATACAAGGTGGAGGCCGAATTCCGCCGGGTGAACCTGCTGGCGTCGAACCTGTACCTCGGCGAGACCGTGCAGGGCGGGACACTGTGGTGCCATTCCGGCTATGTCGAGGATGAGGTGCCGACCTGGGACGAGTTTGCGTCGGGCAGGTACGGTCATGTATACTCGGGATTGCCCTGAGCCCGCGTCGTCGGACTGCAGAGCATGCCGCGCACGCCAACGGGAGAGATTCCGGCGCGGCATGGGACATATCGACCGGCTTCGACCTGCTACCGGCACCATCGGGGCTCTCATGGCATCAACGGCCGCCCGCGCGTGATTGCAACGGCGGCCCTTTTCCATGCCGGTATAATGGAAGGGAACCCATCCACCGTCCCAAGGAAGGCATGCCATGGAGGAAACCACAGACGACACCGTCCACGAGGATGTCGACGTGCTCGACGCACAGGAGACACCACAGGACCCCACCCCCGAACAGACACAGCCACCGGCGCGGCCACAGGAACAGCCACCGGCGCGGCAGTCCGTGGATCTGGCCGCCATCACCTCGCGGCTCGACACCCTCGAGAAGGCCATCGCCGAACTCAAGGCCCATGATACGATATTCAATGAGCCGGTACACGACCCCGAGCCCGAACGCCAGTACACCTCGGTGGACGACGCCGTGGCCGCCTTGTTCGATGAAATGGAGTAGATCATGTCAGATGTCAGACCGTTGAGCGGCACCGGAAACGCCGAGATCGTCAACGCCCTCAAGGGGATGCTGTCCCCGCAGTTCCAGATGCGCATCCCGGCGGCCACGCAGGGCAACATGCGTGACTTCGCCGACGCCATGGGCGACTTCCCGCTCATGCGCGACGAGTTCTTCAACGCGTTGGTGCAGAAGGTCGTCGGCACATGGGTGACGCACACGTCATGGGCCGACCCGCTGCGCGAGATCGGCGAACCCAACAACCTCAAGAGGTACGGCAGCGTGTACGAGCACGCCGTGGTCGGCCTGCTCGAGGCACGTGACCGCAATTTCAACAAGACCTACGGCGCGGGTGACGTGTACGGCGACTACCGTGCGCCCGTCAAGACCATCTACCACCCGCTCACCTTCGACCACTACTACGCGGTGTCGGTGCCCACCGACGCGCTGCTCACCGCGTTCGACAGCGAGGAGGGCCTGAGCTCGCTGATCAGCGAACTCATGGACGCGCCGGTCAAGTCCGACGCGAACGACACGTACCTGCTGGCGGCGCAGTGCTTCGCCGAGTACGCGCGCAAGGGCGGCTACTACCGCGTCCACGTCCCCGACGTCGGCGCGGACACGTCCACCGAGGCGGACGCCAAGGTGCTGCTGCGCCGCATCCGCATGATGGCCGACAAACTGCGCTCCACGCCACTGTCGGGCATGAGCCGGTACAACGCCGCGCACTGGGTGACCCCATGGGACGAATCCAAGGCCGTCCTGTTCGCGACCCCGGAGGTCATCGCCGCCATGGACGTCGAGGCCCTCGCGTCGGTGTTCAACCTCGACCGCGCGGTCGCCCCGTACCGCATCATCCCGATCCCGGCGGACATGATGGGCATCGATGGCGTGCAGGCGATCCTCACCACCACCGACTTCCTCTTCCGCTGGGACGAGCTGCTGGAGACCACGGCCGGCCCGCTCGACCCGATCCGCAACCAGTACAACATCTTCTACAAGCACCGCGGCAGCATCACCCCGAACCCGGTCGCGAACGCCATCCTCTTCTGGACGGGCGAACCGACGCCGGAGGGGTTCACGCCGCCGACCTCGGCCACCGCGGGCACGCCCGCGTTCCAGCTGCGCCTCTCGGCGCTCGGCCATGACGAGGCGACCCCGCAGGACGTGACGCGCGGCCAGCGCGTGCAGGTGGTGTCCACCATCACCGCACAGCCCGACGGCGCGGACTTCACGCCCAAGGGCATCCGCTACGAGCTGGAGGGCGCGAGGAGCCAGTACACGCACATCGACAACGACGGCATCATCACCTGCGGGCTCGACGAGGACGCGACCACGCTCATGGTCAAGGCGCAGGCCACGTACATCAACCCCGCCACCCCGGAGGTCGACCAGACGGTGTCCGCCGCACTGTCCGTGCCGGTGGTCGGCGCGTATGTCGGCGGATGGAACTCCAACCTCTACCGCGATCTCACCGTCACATTGCTGCACGGCGGCAAGCCCGCCACGAAGATCACCGCCAACACCGCCTACGCCTACAAGGTGGAGGCCGGGGTGTCGAGCGGAGAGCCGATCGACGTCACCGCCAGCGTGGACGTCGCCGCCACCAAGGGCACCGTGGACATGGTCGCCCACACGTACACCGCGCCGGGTTCGGCCGGCGCGGATTCGCTGAAGGCCAGCGGGTATGGGCTCACGGCGGCCAAGGCGGTCACCGTGACGGCCGGCTGAGCCGCATCGGATGCGATACAATGACAGGGAGGCCCGACGGCCTCCCTGTTCTGTCTTGGAAGGAAAGGCGCGGCCATGGATGCCAGTGAACTGCCCATCAACTCCAGTTACGCGTATTGGGCCCCGAACTCCACGTTCCGTCTGGTGAACGTGCCATGGGACAGCGGGTACCGCAATGTCGTGGAGTTCACCGACCGTGCCGCGCAGGACGCGTGGTTCGACAGGCTGCCCGGCGTCACGGTGGCGCGCGCGTCCATGCAACGCTACGGCGCGCCGGTGCGGGTGGACGTGCCGTTCAACCGCGCCAGCCTCTACAACTACCTCGTGGTCGAACAGCCGTACGGTTTCGACACGACCAGACGCTACTACTATTTCATCACCGACTGCGTGCAGGTGAACGCGAACGTCACCCAGCTCAACGTGTACCTGGACGTGTGGCAGACGTACCTGTTCGACCGCACGTGGGGGCAGGCGTATGTGGAGCGCGGGCACATCGGCGTCGCGAACGAGAACCAGATGGCATACCATATGCGCGCGAACCTCGACATCCCCGAGGGGTTGGATTGCGGCAGCGAATACCGCATCGTCAAACAGGTCGACCAGCACTACCTCGCGAAGACCACGCACCCCGGCGAAACGCACCCGGACGAAACCCACACCATGCTGGTCATCGTGTCCACGGTCAACCTCTCCCAGGATCCGGGCGACGTATCGAACCCGCACCTGTTCACCGCAAACGGGTCGTTTGTGGACACGATCAGCAACGGCGCCAACGTGTACGCGCTGTTCGGCCGGAAGGAGATGTTCGAATTCTGGGGGCAGATGCAATCCAAGTCCTGGGCGTCGCAGGGTGTGCTGTCCATGTGGCTGTGCCCGGACATCACCTACCAGACACCACCTCCGGCGGGCAGTTCGGCATGGGGGCTGAAGTTCCATCTGTTCGGCGACAGCTCGAACGTGGAGCTCATGGAGATAGGGCATCTCACGCGCTCAAGGGAGTTCATCCGGGCCGACAACCTCATCTCCATGGACAACCTCTCCCTGCCTGCCCGATACTGGCATCTGAGGAAATTCCTCACCTATCCGTACAGTGTCATCGAACTGTCCACCACCAACGGCTCGTGCGTCACACTCAAACCCCAGTATTTCGACGGCGACACCGTGGTGGCGAGGTCGGTCGAATGGCTGGGGGCGCCATCACCCCGCATGTGGATCATGCCCGAGGGGTACAACGGCGACGAGGGGTACTCGATGACCGTCGGGTTCGATGATTTCCCCCGGCTGCTGGGGGTGACGAACGCGTCGCAGACATGGCTCGCGTCCAATGCCAACAGCATCCGCTATCAACGGTCGAGCGCCGAATGGTCACAGGACAAGACACTGAAAGGCGTGAACAACGCCTACGCGCAGGCGAGCGAGAGCGCGTCGCTCGCGCAGACCAACGCCGGGCGCAACCGCACGCTCGCCCGCACGCTCAACGCCCTGCAGGTGGACGCGGCGAACGCGCAGACCGAGAACAGCAACCTCGCCAACCGGCTCAACACGAACACGTCGGTGTCCCGGCAGACGGCACAGGCGATCATGGCCGGAGCGGGCTCCATCGCCTCGGCGTCCGGGCCGGTGGCCGCCGGAGTGTCCCTGGCCGGACAGGCGGGATCACTGGCCGTCGGGACGAACGCCCAATACGAGCATATGGCGATCCAGAACAACGCCGCCACGTCGGCCACCTCCATCAACAACGCATTGTCCACCGCCTCCATGTCGGCGAGCAGTGAGAACGCCTACACGCAGGCCAGTGACGCCGCGGCCATGCAGCAGCGGTTCGCCGACCAGAACAGGGCGCTTGGTGTTGCGGTGGCCCACGGTGACTACGCCAACACGATCGCCGGCATCAACGCCCGGGTGCAGGATGCGCAGCTCATCCCACCGTCCACGGTGGGGACCAGTGGCGGCGAGGCGGCGCTCATCGCACTGGGGGACAACAAGTGCCGCCTGCGCCTGCGTCGCATCAACGATGCGGCGATCCGAAACATCGGCGAGGTCTGGCTGCGTTACGGCTACTATGTGCAACGCTACATGACCCTGCCCGCCAGGCTCAAGTGCATGAGCCATTTCGCGTACTGGAAATGCCAGGACGTGGAGCTGGTGCGCGGCGCCATGCCGGAGGAGTTCAAGCTCACGCTCAAGGGGATCCTGGAGAAGGGCGTGACGGTGTGGTCGGATCCGGACATCATCGCCACCTGCGACAAGGGCGACAACGCCCCGCTACCCGGATACAGGTATTAGAATGGACATATACCGTCACCGTGAAGGAGTCCCATGAGCCGTCGAACGAAATCCAACCGCGCGGCCCGCGCCCAGTGCACGCGCAACGTCACCGAGCGCGTGCTGGGCGGCGGCATCACCGCACCGCAATACAATTCACTCGAGATGCGCCAATCCATGCGCGTCCAGAAATACCTGAAGCTCATCGAGATGCTGGCCGTCTCACGGTTCGAATGGCACGGCCTGCCCGACGGCATCGACGAACGCTACCTCGAACTCACCCTGTTCGAGAACGGCCTGGCCCTGTTCCACCCGAACAGGGAATGGAAACGGTTCGTCGTGTCCGGGGGCGCGATCGGCGGGCTCAACAACTACAACAACCCCACGAGGTTCACGCCCATCGCCCCCCAGTACCATCCGGGCACCATGGACGGCAGGCACTGCGTGCCCATCTGGGACAACCCGCTGCGCGCCACCATGCGCGACATCGTCGCCGACTACGCGATACGGCTCGCCAACTGCGACAAGGCCATCGACGTGAACCTGGACAATGTGGCGGTGCCGCTCATCATCCGCACCAAGGAGACGCAGAAGCTCACCGTGCAGCAGATGATGCAGGCCCGCGAGCAGGGCGCACCCTACGTGTACACGTATGACACGATGGACACGGACGGCATGTTCGCGACCTTCCCGAACCAGACCCCGAACCTCTCCAAGGATCTGCTGGAGGTGAAGAACCAGATCTGGAACGAGATGGTCACATTCCTGGGCATCCAGAACTCAAGCACCGAGAAACGCGAACGGCTCGTCGCCGACGAGGCCGAGTACGCGCAGGAGCGCACGAACGTGTACCGCCAGTCGTACCTCAAATGCCGCCAGCAGGCGTGCGACCAGATCAACCGGCTCTGGTTCGACCGGGTCGGCATGCACCTGTCGGTCACCTGGCGCGACACCGGACAGGGCGCCATGCTTGACACCGATGCGACCCCACAGACGATGGAGTGAACCATGAGCACTGATTATTCCGACCTCGCATTGCTGGACACCGGCGCCGACACCACGATGGAGCTCGGCACGCTCATCGCCATGGGCTTCGCCACGGACGACGACCTGCACCTGTCCGCCGCATACTATCCACTCCACAACGAGACGCACCGCGACACGCTCAACCGGCGCATCCTCGAACACTACCGTCTGCGCGAGATCGGCGTGGAGACCCCGCAGGCGTTCGTCTTCTACCTGGGCCGCACGATGGCGGAGATCATGCCGTACTACAACCAGCTGTACGCGCTGGAGGACAGGAAATACGACCCGCTCGTCTCCGTGGACATGTGGGGCACGTCCGACAGCGAGAACACCGGCGAGTCGAGCGCCAGGAACACGTCCGACGGGTCGTCCACCACGCACAGCACATCCGAATCCGACACGGTGACGGACAATTCCGCCATGACGGTCGGCAGCCAGTTCCCCCAGACGCGGCTCGACGATTTCAGGAAGTACGCCACGGAGGCGTCGCAGACCGATTCGCACGGCGATTCGCACACCACCGGCTCGCAGGACTCCACGTCGCACAACACGAGCGAGGCGCGCACGGACTTCCAGCACTCCAAGTCCAACGGCAAGGGCACCACACACAGCTCGGGCCGCTCCCAATCCGGCGCGTCCCTCATCATGGAGGCCAGGGCCGCAGTGCTCAACATCGACATGATGGTGGTCAACGAACTGGAGCGCCTGTTCATGCAGACATGGGGATCCGGGGACGCCATGACCACGCGCCCGATGCCACCGGCCACCTACTATACTGGGGAGTGTCCCTATATGATCGGCTGGAGGTAACATGACATGCAAACCCATGCCGCACTGGCCCACGGTGCCATGGCGGCCACCGTTGCACCCGCAGTACAGCACGGTGCAACCATTCGTCTACCGTGACACACTCAACATGCTCACCTGGCTGCAGGCGCTGCAATGCAACCTCGACTCCCTGCGCACCACGTACAACGACACCATCGACAAGATGGAATCGGACGACGACGAGTGGGACGACGCGTTCGCCAAGGCCATGTCCGACGTGGCGCAGGCGCTCGCCGACATGGAGGCGCGGTTGCGCTCGCAACTGCCCGAGGCGGCCACCGGCACGGTATGGTCGCCGGTGCGCGGGCACGAGGACAGTGTGCAGCACGTGTTCGACGACCTGTACGACAATGTGCGCGTCCACGCCATCTTCTCCAAGGACTACGACGAGATGGGGCTCGAGGCGCAGGAGTACGACGCCTGCGGCATGACCGCGCGCGGCTACGACCTGTTCGCCACGGACATCATCGACGAGCAGTTGGGCGCGTTCACGGACGGCCGCGAGCATTTCCCGCCACGCAACCCCATCGGCAACGGCATCGGCGACGCCGACCCCGACCATTGGGTGTCACGCGAGGAGGCCGAGGCGACGTACATGCACCGCAACCCGCAGGCCATCGAATTCGAGAGGAGCACGACATGAGCGCATCGGGCAGCACGCCACACCTCCATCTGAGCCAATACAACGACACCGACCATCCGTCATACGTGAGCGACTACACGGAGGACATGGGCAGGATCGACACCGGATTCAACCTCGCGCAGACCAACGCGCTCACCGCGCTCAACCGGGTGGCGGCACTGGAGCAGAGCATCGGCCAGGCGGGCGCCGTGGGGCAGACCGCGATGCTCTCAATCAAGGGCGTCGACACCGGCAGTGCCGACGGGAACGTGTTCACCCTCGGCTTCGAAACCCCCCTGGCCACGTTGACACGCAACGCCGAACCGGCCGATGTCCCGTGGACATGGGTGAAATCCGAAGGCGCGGCGGAACTGGCGATCGCCGACCGCGGGATGTACCGTGTCACGGTGGAGGCGAACGCCACGTACGGGCAGTCACCGGACATATCATCCGCGGACATACAACTGACCACGGTCATGGGAATCCGCCACGTCCCGCTCGTCCACAACGGCGACCTCCCGCACGGACGGGCATACAACGCGGCCTGCTCGTTCGTCGTGCCATACAACGGAGGGGGCGGCGGCCTGGGCATCGGGCTCGCAACGTCCTTCAGCGGCCCGGCCTCACCACACGACGCACAGATACAGTGCGATCTGACCTTCGATATCGAACGGCTTTCCACGGAATACTCGGTACAGGTCTCCCCCGCAGCCACCGGCCGATAAATGATCCAGTAAAGGAGAAGACATGTCAAGCACCACCAAGACCACCAACTACAACCTGTCCCAGTTCGCCGACGCGGACAAGCCCACATGGCGCGGCGACTACAACGGCGACATGCTCAGGATCGACCGTGGCATGCAATGCAACGCGAACGCGGCCGCCGACGCGCACACGGCCGCGGTGAACGCGCAGAAAGCCGCCGACACGAACGCCACGGCGATCGCACAGGTGAAGGCCACGGCCGACGGCGCGAAGGCGAAGGCCGAGGCCAATGAAAGCCGGATCACCGCGAACGCCGATGAATTCCACCGGTACAAGACCACCACCGACACCCACCTGTCCACGCTGGACACCACCGTGGCCGCCAAGGCCGACAGCGACAGCGTGTACACGAAATCATATTCGGACGAGCATTTCGCCAACCACCTCACCGGACAGGCGGCCGCCTACAAGACAAGCCGCGAGCCCGACTTCACCATGACCTCCCCCACCGACTACAAGGAAGTCCAGTTCGACGCCCCATCGACGCTCGACCCGGCATGGGCGGCCCTGTCGAAGGACAACAAGGCCGACATCACCCTCACCCCCGGTGTCTACCAGGTCAACTTCGAACTCAGGCTCATCAACGTCGCGGCGGGCGGCGAGGCATACAAGACGTCGATCCGATGCGAGATCTCCGACATGGCCGGCTCGGCGCCGACCGTCCTGGGACAGGTCGACACGTGGTTCGTCAAGGAATCCAACAACGACGCCGTGTTGTCCGGCGCCGTCCAGGGTGCCGCGCTCTCCATCGTCGAATCGGTGGGGAAGCTGCAGCACATCCGCCTGCGCCTGCACGCCCCGCACATGTCGACAGGCCACCCGATCACCGGCAGGGTCAACCACGCGGCCATCTCGTTCATCAAACTCGCCGACGCCACCACGGCACGAACCTTCGCAAACGGCGACCGTGCCGCCGTGGAGAACTGGTCGTCCGGCAACTGACCGGCACCCCCGGCCACCCGACGGGGCCCATGCCCGCTATAATGGAGGGCATGGGCTTCACCGTGAATCAGACAATGTACGCCATGTACGTCATCGGACAGGTCGAATCGAACCACACATGGACGGCCGTCAACTACCGCGACCCCATCACGCTCGGCATGATGCAATGGTACGGGACACGCGCCTACGGGCTGTTGAACCGTGGGCGCACCGAGGATCCGGACGGGTGGGCCGCATTCAGGAAGGCGGCACCGTCATTGGCCGCGCATGTGGAGGCGAACGACCTCGACTGGCCGCACTACTACATCACCGCCGCCGAGGGCAACGCGTTCATCGCATGGGCCGGCCGGGACGAGCAGCATGCGGTGCAGCAGCGCCAGTTCACCGAGGACTGCGCCGGATACGAGCAGGTGTGCGACCAGTACGGGTTCCCCGCGGACAACATCGCGGAGCGCATCTACTTCATGGTCATGTGGCACCAGGGCCCCAAATACGCGTTGCAGGTCATCGGCGGATGCTCCGCCACCGCAAGCCTGCAACTCCTGCACACCACCTGCCTCAACAACGGCGTGCTCGGACAATACGCCAACCGGTACAACACCGCCTACACCATGCTCAAGGACTGGGACGGGCGGTCGGCGCCGCCGGACTTCGGACAGGTGTCCGACACGCAGGTGGTCAAACCGAACGAGGGCGGCAACAAGCCACCCGCCCAACAGCCCACACCCGCCGCCAAGTCGTGGATCCAGGCGCAGGGCGACTGCCTCTACCTCCACGAGGGCGGCAAGGTGCGCCAGTACCGCAAGACCGTGTCCCAGACATGGCTGTACGCCGGCGAGGCGGGCAAACCCATCGAGGGCGGGCAGAAACCCGCCAAGCCGGTAGACCCCACACCCGAGCCCGGCGACTCCAAGGGCGACAAGGTGTTGAAGCTCTACGAATCATGGGAGGTCCGGTTCGCGTATTCGCAGGCCGGGGGCCGCCTCGACCCGCTCCACACGGGCTACGGGGACTGCTCGAGCACCATCTGGCGCGCCTACCAGGACGCGCTCGGCGTCGACGTCGGCACATGGACGGGGGCCATGGCCGGCAAGGGCACGCAGGTGTACCATTCCGACCATGACAGCGTGGCGGAGGCGATCGCCGGGGCGCATGCCGGCGACCTGCTGCTGCTCGCGTGGAGCTGGCGCAACCCATCCTACGACCATGTGGAGATGATGACCGGCGGGCCGCGGTGCATCGGCCACGGCGGCCCCGGCATGGGCCCGGTCTACAAGGACGCCGCCACCCAGATGCAAGGGGCCGTCATGTGGGAGATACGCCGCTACGTGTAGTACAATGGGCGTATGCCGAAAGCCAGCGTGCTCACCACCGACGACTATTACTCACCGCACCGCATCCTCTCACGGAACGCGATGTGGAACATGGTCGTCGGCGCGCGCGGCCTCGGCAAGACGTTCGCATTCAAACGCTGGGGGGTCAGGAACTACCTGAAGACCGGCGAACAGTTCTTCTACCTGCGACGCTACGACACCGAACAGCACGGCAAGGAATCCTTCTTCGACGACCTGCGGGAGTTCTTCCCCGACCATGAGTTCCGTGTCAACGGCAACAGGGGCGAGATCGCCCGACGCGACAGTGGCGGGGATCCGTTGGAGTGGGGCACCTGCTGCTGGTTCGGCGCGCTCTCGCAGGCGGGCAACATCAAATCCATCCCCTACCCGCTTGTCACGCTGCTGGTATTCGACGAGGCCATCCCCAACAACCTCAGGTTCCTGCCCGACGAGGCCAGGCAGTTCTCCGAGCTCTACTCCACGATCGACCGGTGGAAGGACAAGACCCGCGTCGTCATGCTCGCCAACGCGGTGACACTGGCGAACCCGTATTTCGCACGCTACCGAATCGACGTCGCCGGCCAGCTCGCCCGCATGGAACAGTTCAGAACCTACTGCGACGGGTTCTTCTGCGTCGAACTCGCCGACTACGGGGGGTTCAGCACCAAGGTCGCCTCCACACGCTTCGGCCGGTTCATCACCGCATACGACGAGGACTACGCGCAATACGCCATCGGCAACACGTTCCAGGACGGCAGCGAGGCGCTCGTCTCTCCCATCCCCCCGACGGCCGTGGGGTCGATCCGCATCCACACACCCACCATGGGCGAGTTCGGGCTCTACGTGGACGACACCGACGGCGTGGTCTCGCATTGGATCTCCCGGCGCCTCCCCTCCCCGGCCGAGCGTGTCACCTTCGACCCGCACGCCGTGGACGAGCACACGCAGCTGGTCTCCCGTTCCACGCCGTTCATCCGCCGGCTTCGCGCCACCTATGACGCCGGGGCGCTCCGCTTCGACACCGTGGCCGTCAAATCATCGTTCCAACAGCTCATAGGAGGATTGATATAGCATGCATACACTGTCACACACCGCCATGGTGTTCATCGGGTTCTCGTTCACATGCATGGTCGTGGACTGGCTCACCGGCATCATCGCCGCCATCCACACCAAGACCGTCGCCTCGCACATGATGAAGAAAGGGCTGCTGCACAAGAGCGTGTACATGCTGATCCTCGTGCTCGCCGCCGTCGCCGACATGCTCGGCATCAGCGGCAGCATCGGCCTCCCCTTCGACCTTTCCATCATCTGCGCCACGGCGATCATCGCGATCGAATGCTCCAGCATCCTCGAGAACGCATGCGCCGTGGAACCGAAGCTGGCGGACTCACCCATCGGCGCCATCTTCTCCAAGGTGGAGCCCAAACACGGCGAAAGGAAATGACACGACATGGGCGACCGGATCACATGGATAGGCACACCGAACCACACGGCGGGGCGCGGCGGCAACCACGTCGACCACATCACCCTGCACATCATGGCAGGGTACCTTGCAGGCACTGACGCGACGTTCCAGGACGTCTCGCGCGGCACGTCCGCCACCTACGGCATCGGGGGGGACGGCACCATCCACCAGTACGTGCGCGAGACGGACACGCCATGGAGCGACTCGGACTGGCTGTCCAACCAGACCGGCATCAGCATCGAACATGAGGGCGGACTGCCGCAGGCCAGGTGCACCCGCGCGTGCATGGACGCCTCGGCGCGGCTCTGCGCCGACATCGCCAGACGCCACGGGTGGAAACGGCTCTGGCATGACGGGGTGAGGGGCAACATATACCTGCATCGGGAGATCCCCGGTTCCACGCACACCACATGCCCCGACCTCGCCCCGAACGGGCTTGACGTGCAGTACGTCATCAACAAGGCAAACCAACTACTGGGACAATCATCAGGAGGCACCGATATGGCAGTCGACCCAAAGGGAGTCTGGGAATACCGTTACGGCCCGGACAAGGACAAGCGCAACATGTACAACCGCATCGTGGGCATCCTCGCCGACCTGCAGACACTGCTCAAACGCACCGCGAACATTCCCGCGGGCATCTGGGAATACCACTACAAGGGGGACAAGCGCAACCTCAACATGTACGACAAGGTCACGCGGGCGCTCGATCTGCTGGAGAGCATCGACCGGAAGCTGAAATGACACGCCAACTTGACACGTGAGTGTCATGTGATACCATTAAATTGAGTCATAGAGACTCTTATGGTAATATATGGGCCCGAAAAGTCGCCGACACCATGACACCCATGGTGCCGGCGACTTGCCATATAAAGGCCGGCAGACCTCACAAGGTGGAGGCAACACCGACAACGACAACGGCGACGACGGCGACCATAACCCAGATGGTACACCACATGACCGTGCGATGGACGTCCGGCTCCCCACCACGCTGCGACCTCAATTCAGACGACACCACGGCGGTGACGAGATGGACGAAAACCACGAGGTCGACAGGAACAGCGACAAGAGAGACAAAGACGATGATGATCACGGACAAATCGGACATGACAATCACTCCTCCCCGCGTCCACAGCGCCGTTCAAGACCCACAAACGCACGGCACGAATCCAGAACAGCACGACACACATACTCAACAGGAGACCTATACAAACCACGACGCTCAAGCCCGTAATTCAGCTTCTTCTCGGCCTGGAGGAACACGGAATTCCAGGAAGACGCATCCCGGGCATGCCAGACGCGGCCAGTGAGGACAATATCATGGGCAATGTAAGCCCCGGCACGGGCAACATCCCTACGATCCCAAGACCCGACGTTGTCGATGCAACGCCCGACGGCCTCGTCGGCGACAGTGGCAATGGCAAGAGGTGTGTACAGCATGATAATCAAGCCTCCTTGTATGACATGGAGAAAAGGGCGTATGTGTTTGCGCTCAAAGCCCGACGAGCGGGAATGGCGTACCGTCCGGAACCCCCGGAAACCCACCCATCACGAGATGCCCTGCCGAAGAACCGGCGGACATACATACCACCGCTGTAACGATCGGTGGCATAGAAATGACGATGACACCGCCGACACCGCGACGAAGAGGACTCCGCGGACGGAGGAACGACGGGAATGAACCCAGAGAGCGAAGTGGTTGCCATGTTCATTATAATATCCTTTCTTCCTTGGTTGATAAAACAATTATAGCGAAAACCAGAACACGACACGCCGAAAACCAACACCACCCAACCACCAACCACACCACCAAACACCACCACACCACCAACCACCA